GGACAGCCGAAGTTTCTCGAAAGTACCGTCACTGAAAACAGCGACAAGATCGTCGAAACGGTTGCGAAGCATGCGGAGGTGAAGCCTTGAGCCCCGCACATTTGCTTGCATTGTATCTCGCGGCCAACGGGCAGGGCACGTTCGGCGGATCGTCGAAGTGGTCGATCAATGTTTCGCGCGAGCCGGTAGCGCCTGCCGAAGCCGTCACGCTTTACGACACGGGCGGCGATGGTCCCGATACCGATGAACTCGATCTGCTTAATTCGACGTTTCAGGTTCGCGTGCGCTCCGGCAACTATGCGGAAGCCTATGCGAAGCAAGAAGCGATCCGCGATCTTCTAATTCTGCCAGCGCCAATCGTGCAGGGCACGGCGGAATTCATCGGCATCGTTATGACGAGCGACATTCTGGCAATCGGTCGAGACGAAAACGACCGGCACATTCTTACCGCGAATTATCGCGCAACAAAGGTCCGCAATGCTGCGGAGACAGGAGTCTAAATCATGTCTGCTTTCAAAGGTCGTAAGATCACGCTGGAATGGGACGGCGAAGAAGTTGCCGGCGTCCGCGAAAAGAGCGTCGCGCTTGCTGGCGAGCCGGTTGACGTAACCTCGGATGAAGATGGCGGCTGGCGCACATTATTGGCCGAAGCCGGTCAGTCTCAGGTCGATATTTCGGTTTCCGGTGTCACGAAATCGAGCGCGTTGCGTGACGCATGGTTCGCTGGTGGCGTGCATCGCCAGAAGGAAATGACGCTCGTTTATCCCGATGGCAGCGAAGTCACTGGCCTTTTCAATATGGTTTCGTTCAACGAAACCGGGCCTTACAACGATGCCACGACATTCGAAGCGTCGTTCCAATCGGCAGAAGAAATCGAATACGCGGAAGCTGCGGCTCCGGTCAATACGATCAAGCCCGCGATTTCCGGCGTCGCTGAAACTGGCGAAGTTCTCACCGCATATCCCGGCAAATGGACTGGCGCTCGCACGTTCACTTACCAGTGGAAGAATGCAGGTGTGAACCTAGTCGGTAACGGGGCCACGACAAAGAACTACACGCTGCAAAGCACCGACGAGGGCGACGCGATCACCGTCACTGTTACCGCTACGAATGGTCAGGGCTCGGCTAACGCCACGTCCGCCGCTGTCACGCCTGTCGCGTAAGGCGGTGCGGCGTGAAGCAGTTTGAAGATGTAACGCTGAAATGGGCCGGGGTCGAATACACGATCCCGGCAGACGGTATGATGAAGGCTATCATGCTGATAGAAAATCACGTCTCGTTCGAGGATTTAAGTACCAATCGGCAGCACTTGAAGCGCGCGGCGGTGTCATGCGCGTTCGCATCGGTGCTTCGATACGCGGGCGCGAAGGTCACGGACGAAGAAGTCTATGTGGGCATGTTTAAGCAAGGCATCAAGAACACGACGCGCGGCGCGGTCGAGGCTTTGCTTCTAATGATCGTGCCAACCGAAGCGATTGCTGCGGCAGCGAGCGGAGACGTGACGCCGGGAAAAGAAAATCGACGAGCCAGAAGGGCAGCGGCAAGCTCGTCGAAGAAGCTTTCAAAGTAAGTTGCAAGCCGCGCGAATTCGGAGGGTTCGGACTTAAACCAGCCGAATTCTGGAAACTGCATCCTGCCGAATTCTGGATGCTGGCTGATGCTCACAAGCCGCCGAAAAAATACGGCTCAATGAGCGAGCAGCAGGTTTCCGATCTGTACGAAGAAACATTTGGGGAAGAATAGTTGTCCGCAAAAGTCATAGGCGATTTGGTCGTAAAGATCGGCGGCGATACCAAGGGCCTTGTCGATGCGGCCACGCGCGTCGACGGCACGCTGAAAAGCATGGAGCGGACGGCGCAAGCCGCGTCAAAAGCCATTGCTGGCGCTGTTGCTGGCGCTGCCATCGCATTGATCGCCTTGACGCGGCAAAGTCAGAGAAACTTGCGGAACGCATGAATTCCAGCGTCGGCGCGGTGCAGACTTTGACCTACGCCGCCGATCTTGCCGGAATCAATCTCGAAAAGATGACAAGTGCCGCCGATATGCTGAACCGTAAGATCGGTGAAGCGACGCGAGACAGTATTTCGCCTGCCAATGACGCTATTCGTCGCCTTGGGTTAAGCGCTGCAGAACTTGCAAAAATGGGTGCAGATCAGCGCTTCGCCACGATTGCCGATCGCATTCAGCAGATGGGTTTCAACGGTTCGCAGACCGCTGACATTCTTCGCGAATTCGCGACGCTTATGATGAAAGGCGGCGATGAAATCCGCAAAGCGGCGAAGGATCTGGAAGATTTCGGCGTCAAGCTGAATGACGTGGATGCCAAGAAGGTCGAGATAGCGAACGACGCTATGACGACACTCGGCTATGTCGTGAAGGGCGTCGGCAATCAAATGGCGGTAGCGCTAGCCCCGGCCATCCAAGCTGTATCTGAATATCTTTCGGACGCCTCTCGCAATAGCGGCGGCTTCAAAAGTGCGATCCAGACTNACGGCATGGTGCGGCGTGAAATCTATCTTACGCGCGTCGGCTTCGACGAAATGATTGGCGACTTCCTTGACGGATGGGACGCCGCAGCCGGAGCCATTCCTAAATTCTTGTCTAAAGTCACTGGACTTACGCCGCAGCAGCTTGGCTTCGAGCCGATCAATAAATCATGGGGCAAGCTGCGCCAGAACCTTGAAGCACCGCCATCGTCTGAAGAATGGGATAAATGGTGGGAGAATTACAAGAAGAAGGCGAACGAGGCCGCGCAAGTCGCGGTAGATGCCGCGCGAAATGCTGGAAAGAACGCGCCTCAGGGTGAATATCTCTCGGCACAGGAACGTAAGCAGCTAGAAGAAAAATTCCAGCGCTTGCAGCAGGCCATCGCAAAAGAGGATGAGGCGCTAAAGCTGCAGCAGCAGAAGCAGCTTAAAGACCTTGAAGAATTCTACAAAAAAGGCGTCATTACAAAGCAGCAGTACGACACGACAAAGCTGCAAATCGAAGAAGCGCATCAAGACAAAATGCGCGCTCTTATCCTGTCGAAACTCGAAGAAGGCATCCTGACGGAACAGGAATTGCTTACCCGTAAGCACGCGCTGCAAATGCAGGCGATTACCGACTTCGAAAACAATAAAACGATCACGGCGCAACAGGCGAACGAACTGCGGCTCGCGCATGCACGCGAACATGCGCTGCAAATGGCGCAGATCACGGCGCGACAATACTCACAACTTGCCGGGATCGTCGATACGTCGCTCGGTGCGATTTCCGGCATCATCACCGATCAGAATAGCAAAGCCTTCAAGGCTATGAAGGTGATTTCGACTGCGACCGCGCTTGTCAAAGGATATGAAGCGATGGTTTCGGCTTATGCGGCTGGCGCACGCATCGGCGGCCCCGCGCTCGGTTCTGTATTTGCCGGTATCGCTGCGGCGGGCACCGCTGCCATCATCGCGAAAATTCATGGCGTCGGACAAAGCAGCACTGGCACTGTTTCCGCTCCTGCTTCGGCACAAGTGCCCGCAACGGCAGAAGCCAACAATTCGCAGACGCTTTACATCAAGGGTCTGGATCGAAACGCGATCTTCTCTGGCAGTCAGGTTCGCCAACTCGCAGAAGAATTGCTGGAGTACCAGGCGAACGGCGGCAAGGTCGTGAGGTTCGCGCAATGATTATCATTACGCAGGAC